ATCTTTTCATTCTTAATACATTTTTCAATAATAGCATCAGCTTCTTCGTTTTCAATCATACCGTTCTTCAAAACAGCTCTAAACGACCCTTTAAACGCTCTATTTATAATATTTAGAAAATCTTCCAGAAAACCTACTTCTTTTTCGGAATTTTTGAAAAAATTTTCTGGTAATTTTTCTTGTAATGACTTGATTATTCGGTCATATTTCTCATCATTTTCAATGATCATTGGGAGAATTAAATTTCCACCAATAATGTAACCAAATTCTAATGCTGAACGAGTAGCGTAAACTGCATCCTCATATAAATGTTTCTTAGTTTCTTTCTCAGAATTGGAGTTTCCGCCAACATAAATAATTGCCATAGAATTAGATAATGATGCAATACGCTTTTCAGCTCTAAAGATATCTTCATCAATATTGAATGGTCTTTCATCATTCTTTAATTCTTCTAATTTTTCTTGAACTTCTTCAACTCTAGCTTTGATCCTTTCTTCACTACCTTGAGGTTCAATGAATTTAGTATTGCCTTGTCTACTTTCTACTTTTTTACAAGTTCCTAATCTATCTAAATCATAATCATCGATAGCATTAGTTCCAGTAATTTCTTCTCCACCTGCTTTGTCATAAATCTCACAACCAAGAGCTATTGCTAGATCTCTAAACATATCCTTATCTCTTTTTCTTTTATAAGGAATATCAATAGCTAATAGTCTAAATTTATTCTTTCTCTTATTTAAAAGATTTTCATGAATAAAGTTTTCTGCGGCTAAACTGTATGCAGGAGCAATTAATACAAATGGTCTTTCTTTTTCATAGGTAATAGTCTTTGATAATTGAAAAATTAATTTTAAATCTTCTTCCATCATAGTATCATTCATCATAAAAATATAAGGATTTTCATAATTAGCAGTTTTTCTATCATCATCATTAGTACATAACTGATTGATATATCCTCTATCAATCTCAATACCATTAGAAATTTCATAGTAATCTTCAACAGTATTAGCTAATTCAAAATTAACGAAACCATGTCTACCAATCTTAGTGAATACCTCATGAACCATATCTCCTGCTTCATCATCATTATTAGTAGAGATAGAAGCTATCTTTTTAATAATATCAAAATTCTCATTAGTAATAGGTGTTCTTTTTTCTTTAATTTCTTCAGAGAAAATTTCTACAGATTTATTTAAAAGATCCACAATAATCTTAGGTGGAACGTTATAATCTTCAGTTAATTCTTTCATTGATTTAAATAAATTATTAGCTATAATAACAGAAGAAGTTGATCCGTCACCTACTGACCTAACCAATGACTGACTAATTTTTCTAACAATATCTAACACTGTTCTAGGTAAATCTTCTTCGATATCTATATTTTTAAGCACATTATAACCATCTTTAGTTATAGAGTGCTGAAGCATTCTATCTTGAACAATAGTAGTTGATCCAAATGGTCCAAGAGTAGTTGATAAAATATTTGCAATATACTCCAAAGTTTCTTCAATCTGATTTAAAGCTTTATTAGTTTCTACAATATTACTTGTAATAAAATCAGGTCTCTCTGTATCATTATCAATTTCTTTTAGTGCATTACTTATTTCATCTAAAGTTTCTTCGGCATTATCTTCTTGTAAAGCTTTATTATCTTTCATTACTTTATTCATTTTGTCTAAAATACCTTCCATTCGTTATTTCCCCCTCAAATTAAATACAAATCTATTTTAAAACTATATATACTAAGTTATTTTTTACTTCAATATTATTAATTTCATCTATATAATTATCTTCTATATATTCAATTACAGAAGTTAAGTTTTTATTGTCACATTCTAATTTACATGACTTAAATTTTTTATCTTCTTCTCTTTCTAATTCGATTACTTTATCATCTACTAATTCTGGTGCTTTAAATCCCTCTCTAATTTCTATGTCAAAGATTTTTTTCAAATCTGTGATTATATTTATTAAACGTTTTGCATTATCTTTGTATTGTAAGCTGTTAAGAAAATTAGAAGAGGAATGTTCTGTACCAACAAAACTAGTCAATTTATTATAAATTTTCTTGTTCATATCAACATCCCTCTTTCTTTAATTTATTTTTTATTCTTTTTATTCTGTTTCTGCTTTTCTGAGTTTATTGCGTCTTTCTTCATCTTATTCTTTTCTTCTATAAGTTCTTCTCTTGATTCTATTAACTGAAATAGCAAAGGTATTTCTGTAGAGTTTATATCTTCTATACTAAGCTGACCTTCAAATAGATCTAGAATAGAAGTTATAAAATCAGCATTTTTCTTTATAGTTTTTATTCGTTCTGCTGATACACCCTTACTATTTGTGTAAAAAGCGCTGTTTCAAGATCCACAGGAATCTCATCAATTAATGATTGACAGCTAGGACATTCATAATTCTTAATGCTATAATCAATGCTATAACGACTACTTCTTTCTTGGAACTTTTTATTAACTATTTTACCATCTTTAACTCCGAGACTTTTAAGAACTTTTAATTTTTTCTTAAATTGTGTAACTTCACTATAAACAGGTCTACCTTTTTTACGAGAAGCTTTATAATCTGGAATTAAAATTTTCTTAGTAAATAGAACTAATGAAGCTTCACTAGCATTATTTTCAATCAATTTACTATCTTGGCTAAGAAGTTTTAAGTGATCATTTAATGAAGGAGTAGTAATATCAATAATAACATTACTTTCTGGAAGTCTAATTCTCTCATCAGTATGAATAAGAGACTTCTCTAATAAAGATTTAGGAGAATCATGCTGTTGCTTTAATAATTCTCTCATCTTATCAGTAATTCCGTCGCCTTCTGTCTGAATCAGCATATTATTATCTACTTTAATTGATACTTGATTTCCACACTCAGGACATTCAATATTAAATTTATTAGTATCTGGAAATGTTTGAGCATAAAGACCAAATAATAATGTCTGAACATCGTCATAAGAAGTTAATTTTAACCAATCATTAAAACTAATTTTACCAACACTAGTATTTTCAGCATGGTCATAAATAGTTTTATATAAACTTTTTCTTTCATTATAAGCATCTTGAGAAGAAGTGATAAGTCTATTAATATCTCCCATATCTAACGCAGACATATTAGCAATATAACCTGACTGTAATAGACCTACTTGATATGTTGATTTATTATTATTAAATACTTCTTTAAAATCATCAAACTGATCTAAAGGATTTTTATCAGTAATTTCAATACTTTCTAAATCCATATTACTGAATACATCTTCTTTTTTATCTAAGTTAACTACATTATCTTTTTTCTCTTGAGTGATTCCTTTTACTTCTTCATTATTATCTTTATTAATAGAACTACTTTTATCCTCAGAAACACTGTCATCTGCGTCTGGTTTAGGTAAATCATCTGGATTAATTGCAGGTACATCTACATTATCTTTAATAGGTACTTCACCTTCATTTACTACTCTATCTTCTTCTTCGTCAATCTTTTCTTCTACTTCTTGAACTGTTTCTTCATTAATATCTTCATCTTTACTATCTAATTTAACATCACCTAAACCTAATTCTTCTCTTTGTTCAGGTGAGAGTTTTTCTAATTTTTGCTTGAGATCGTTGTCGAGTTCTGTCATTATCTTTTCTTCCCCCTTAAATTATTATGTGCGAGACTATTTTACTGTTTGTCTGACTTTTATTGAATAAAATTGCTATTTGTTCTTGAGAAACTTCAGTATTTATACCAACTGAGATTCCTATTGTTTTTATTAAGCCATCTTTTCCTTCTAATGGTTGCACAGATATACCTGTAAAATTATTGTTAGGTATAAATCTTCCAACTTGCTCATTAGATTCTTTGGTTATTTCTCTAATAAGTTGATCATCAAGTCGGTCAAACTCATAGTCTTCTATACCTATTCCCATATCAGGATGAGTTGGATGCGAACCTTTTTTCATTAGAAATAAGTTTTGGATTAACCTAGCTTTCTCCATCATCCCACTATACTCACCAGAGGTTTTAAATTGATTTATTTCTAATTTAACTTCTTTACCCATCTTTCTATCACCACTTTCATAATTAACTTAACATATTTATAAGCTACTTATTATTATTGTTTATTAATTTTTTTTAATAAAAAGGATGGTGAAAGTGATTGAAGTCTATAAAATGTCCTTACTGCGAGGAAAGATACGTAATACCCAATAAAACCGATGGAAAAGAAGAAGCTAAAGAACAATTGTATCAACACATGGAAGATGAACATCAAGAACAATTACCAGAGGGAATGTCTCCTGCTCAAGTTTATTTTAACTATAGAAATAATTATAGTTTAAATAAAAAACATGGTGAATGTATAATAGATAAGAAACCTACTGATTTCAATGAAAAATCAGAGAGATATAATAGATTATGCAGTGAACGATGTAAAAAGATATATAGAGAAAGATTTAAACAAAGAATGATGAAGAAATATGGAAAAGAACACTTGTTAGACGACCCAGAATGGCAAAGAAAATTATTATCTAATAGAAAAATATCTGGGACATACAAATTTAAAGATAATGAAGGGAATAAACATGAGTTTGACTATACTGGAAGTTATGAAGAAGATTTTATAATAACTATGCTAGAATTATTTGAGTGGGATCCAGATGACGTAATAATGCCAGCTCCTATGATATTTAAATATAACAGTCCTAAAGATGATGAAGAACATTTTTACATTCCAGATGCTTATATTCCATCATTAGGTTTAGTAATAGAAATTAAAGCTACTCATAATAATTCTAAAGGTTATAGAGAAAGAGACAAAGAAATTGAATCAGCTAAAGGAAGAGTGGTTAAAGAAAGTAAATATAATTATCTTAAAATAATGGACAA